CCTGGATTCGCTGAGCGTAAGTGATCGCTTCATCACGCAGACGCGACGCCTCTTCTCGCTGGCGTCGCTCTTCATGGAAGTCGTACTTCAACTTATCAATACGCTTTTTAACTCGCGTACTGTAGTTTTCAACCTCGGACTCGCCATCGGCGTCGTCCTTGACCTTTACCGACTCTGATTTCTTCGGTTTACGGTCTTCTGGTTTACGAGGATCAACGACCTCAATGCTGAAGTCTTCGCTTTCTGCGGGGACCTCTCCTGATTTGGAGAGGATTTGGGTCTTGATCCCGAAAAACTTGGCCTCTTCTGAGGTTGGGGCTGCGGCTGATTCTTCAGCTGCCCCGGTTTCAAGCTCATTATCTTGTTCGCTCATACTCGTTCAACGCCTCTTGGATCATCAATCACCGCTTCCACGGTGTCATCGTTGATCAAGCGGAACTCTTTGCCATGAATCTTGACGCGAGTTCCACTGTACGCACGAAAAACCACCCAATCGCCCTCTTTGCAGTAGGGACCATTAGGGAACCTTTTCTCGTCCTTGTAGGCATCTGCCCCCATCTTGAGGACAAACCCGACGACGGTCGCGACGGTTTCATTTCGGATCGTTTCAGAGGCTTTAATGATGCCCCCATCGGTCTTTTCATCGACCTCGGGTAGAGCAATCAGGAGCTTAAACCCCTTCGGCTCTGGCATCTGAGAAGGCTTTTTAACGGGCTTCTCGGTCTGCGCTGCAGGCAGCGGATTTACAAGTGCAATGGTTGTCATTGAGACCTCATTGTGTGCGCGATTCCTCGCGAGTGCTTGTAGATATTCACAATATATCCACAAGATATCCACAGGTTAGTACAAGTATTTACCTGTTTTCAAGTTTTTCTTTCAAGTCGAGTAGTTCTCGCTCGGCAAGGGCTAAGCCCTCGATGACCCCACAGAGCCTTTTGTACTCTGGGAAGTCATTGCATGAACCGGTCGCGACGTTATCGGCGTACTCGTTCATGAGTCTTCTGAAGGTTTCTCTCAAGTAGGCCAAAGCCTGCTCTTCATGCATCAGGGCCAAGGGTTACTCCCGGCGGTTTCTGCCCGCCTGAAATCCGATCTCAACCCCCTTCTGCAATTCCTGCGAGTCGATCCTGGATTTTTCAACCTGGGCATCGACCATCGTGTCAAGGATACGCTGCTCAACGGCCTGTCTTGCCATACGCTCCTGGGCGTTAATACGCTCAATCTCGATGGCATCCTTGGTCCTGGCTTTCTGAGCATCAAGCTGCAATTTGGCCATATCCACTTGCATCTTGTTTTGCGCCTGCATGGCGCGAATCTGCAATTCCTTCTCTTTCTGCTGAACAATGGGATCTTGCATCGCGGCCATATTTTTCTGCGCCTGCATCTGTGCAGTTTCCTTATTCAACATCTGGGTCGAGGCGGCGGCAATCAAGCCGCTAATGCGCTTCTCGACATCCTTCGGCAAGATCTCTTCATCCGGCGGTAGCGGGACACCGATTTCCTGCTCGATCTTCTGGCGATACTGAAAGGCGATGTGTTCGCGGATATGAGCATCCATCGCCGCAGCAATTGCCGGGAACATCGGAGTTTTCTCAAGACCCATAAAGGCAGGGCTTTGCATAAAGGTCATATGCGCGGTGATATGCGCGTCATGATCCTGGTAACTGAATGCCTTGATCGGCTTCATGTTTACCGCGTTCATGTTTTCCTGCACCGGATCAGCCGGGGTCTCACCCTCATCAGGCTTGATAATCTCATCGACGTTCTTCACGCCCATACTTTCAAGCATCTGGCGGTGAAGCACTTTCATGTCATAGATCTGCGGGGCAGATACCGACAACTGCAACGCTGCCTGACTCTGCATAATTCGCTGCGCCATGCTATTGGCGTTCGGGTCGCTGACCGGGATGACATCCACGCGATCATCGAAGTCTTGCGACTTCACATCCTCGCCGCCCGGGGTCTCATACGGATACACCGGATCGTCGTAGTCGCGAATCACGCCAGAGAGCAATCTCAACTCTTGGCGAAGCGAAGCATGCAGCCGCGCCTGAATCGCACTCATGACTTTCATCGTGCGTTCAAGGATGGCAAGGGTGGTGCCAACCGGGGCTTCAGCGTTCATGTCCGCGACCTTCATATCGGCCAGCGAAGCAAAACGGCGTCCTTCCTCGACAATGTTATTCAGCAAGGTATAAAGAACCGCAGAGGGTTCTTTGTACGGGAGAAAGGTAATGTTGTCTCGGATGCTACCTCCCGGGACATCGACATCGCGGAACTCACCTGGAGCAATCGGCGTGTCGTCGCCCTTAATGCGAAGGCCTCTAGCTTTCAAGCCTCCCGGAAGATTTGATAACGTCCCGGCATCAACCAACTGCCTTAATATGCTTGTTGCGCTTTTAGCTAGACCACCAATCAAGTGAATCAAACCGAAAGCATAAAAGCCCATTCCCGGGAGGTAGCGGTAATGAACAAAATGATCCCGCTTCTTCTTCTCTGGATCTTCTTCATTCCAGTTTTTGCGAATAGCGAGAACCTTGCGCGACCCCTTATCCATCGTCACTACATAGGGCAGTGCGATTCCGGTCGGCTCTCCATCCTTCGTGTCTTCGAACCCGGGCAGGTCAAGATCCACCATCATCTCGATCAGGGTATAGCGGTTATCGCTTTCGTAACTGGCTACAACCCCTGCGAGTTTGTCTTCCTTCTCGCGAATCTGGCTGATGTCATCTTGCGCATCGCCCAGGTCTACATCGCGATAAAAACCTCCGACCTGCAGTTTGCGAATGTCATTCTTTGCTTTGCGCATGACATGCGAAACACGCTCTGCAGTCTCTAGGTCGCTAACCCCGTAAGAGACTACGAGATCCTCGGCAGGAACAAACATCGACACAGGCCGCTTCAACTGCGGGTCATAGTAGACCTTGCGAAATGCACTGCCTGCCAGAGCCAGCGAGAAAAGCATCTTCTCGGTCTCTGATCGATACTCGGTCATCTTCTCGGTGAGAAGATAATTCATGTAGTCCTGGACACGCAGAGCTTGACGGTCCTTGTCTTGCGTCTGCTTGCCTACCACCACCACCCGCACGGGTCCTTGTGCAGGGAACATTTCGGTAATGGCTTGAGCCTGGAATCGAACGACTGCCTCAGTCAGCAGAGGGTGAAAGACTCCGCATGCTCCCGGCCAAGGCTCAGTTCGATCTTCAATCTTAAGTCCCAGCAGATCAAGTCCCTTGATGTAGGTCTGCTCCCAGTCTTTTCGGGAGTTCTTGTCTGCTTCGTAATATCCAATGAGTTCATTGGATAGAGATTCAAGTTCTGACTCAGAGATGACTTCTGCGAGATTGGCATAATGGTCTCCCGAATCTGCCCCAGAATTTTCACCACCCAGGTCGATCTCTACGCTGCCATCAGCGTTAATAGTCATCGCCGGAGCTTCATCGCCCATGGCAATCACTTCGATCTGAAGATCCGCGACTTGTGCGTCGGGATCATCTGGAATCAAGGGCGTGAGTGCCTTCTCGATGGCCATTAAATCAGTTTCCTATCAATATAAACTTTTTCTACATTTCCACCAATAGCTCTTCTTTTTGGAGCTATTGCTGTATTTATAAAATTAATTAATGCTTGGTTTTTTGGATGACTAGCAATTTTTTCAAACTCGCTTAAAGAGTCCGCATACTGCTGGCTGCTTTCGTATCCGCTATGTCCAGTTCCAATCCAAGCAGATCCAAAAGGTATCCCAAGTCTTTTTGCTACCTTATCTTTATTTGCAAGTCGAACAGCAAATGCAGCAGCTTGCCCAGTAATTCCTTGATTTATTAACGCATCATAAAGTTTTTTATCTCCCTTCATTGATGCATCATAATGCAACTTATCAGGGTTTTGCGACGTGTAAATTAATCCAAATGGATCATCTTTACGGGCTGAAGCAGGAACAACTGGGTCTACTCCAAAAATACCAGATAGACCCTCCCCTTCTTTTAATGCTAAAGCTGCAAGTTGTTGGGCAGATAACTGAGGAACTCCGTATGGCTCACCAAGCTTCATTGCCCTTACTTTTGCATAAAGCTCTGCAGCATCCAGCCTTGTTGGTAAAGTTTCCAAACCTTCTTTTCCACCATACCTTCCAGTTGGATCTGCTCTATATCCAATAACATTGTCTGGAAAACTATTTACATCTACATCGATTCCTTTTAGCCAATGTTGTTGGCGTTCTCTTTTAAAAATATCTTCTATTCTTTTTTGCTCAGAAACTTCTTTCTTTATTGTTTCTCTGCTTTTAGGAGGATTTCTTACAGGCATAACTGTAATCCTCTATAAATGCTTTTATTAAAAGAAAAGAATTTCATAAACTATTTAATTGGGCCACCAACAAGCCATGCATCGCATGTCCTATCGCCAGCACACTTGAAATGGAAGAACTCGCAATAGCCAAGATTAGCCGATTCGATCACATCTTTGGCATTGCTTTCATGCGGTTCATCACCCGCCTCAATCCCTTTCTCCATGCATTGAAGCATCTGCGGAGTCTGAATAAAAGCTGAGCAATTTCCGCAGCGTGATTTCTTGGCCTCTGCAGGGGACACTCCCCACATATCTGCCTTAGCCTGCCAGAACTTGCGGTTCGGTTCATTCGGATTAAGTGGCCCATAGCCATATTCCTTAATGGCATGGTTTCGATTCTTGAGGTTGACATGGACATCCTGTGTCGCTACAGGACAGGCTTTCATGCCTTTCTTGTAGGACTTGCGAATCTCATTGGCAATGATTTCGCGCTTTGCAGATGCCACTAGATCATCTTCCTCTCTATGTAAACCTTTTCAACATTCCCGCCAACCGATTTCTTTTTAGGAGCTGGCTTTTCAACTTTTCCAACAAAGTTTAAAAACGGAAACTTTGATCTCAACTCAATAGCATCTTTCGGTAAATCTTCTGTTTTAATGTAAGGACTAGAAGAATTTATCTGATAGTTCTTGTCAACTATATCTGAAAAAGCATTTTTTAAGACTGTCGACAAAGAAGCATCTTCTTCAGCAGGAGATACTAACTCTTTCAAAAAAGGATGTTTTAGGATGTAAGTCTCTCTATCTTTATCAGAGGCTTCCCACGCCATCTTTCTTCTTCGAGCGTAATCGGCATCTTCAGTGCCTTTATAAAACTCTGGATCTTCACGAATTGCCGCGTCATAAACCCTACGTAGATTTGAAGTGTAAGCTGGATACGATGTCGACCCATACATCAAATCGTAAAATCGGTTTATAAGCTCATCCTTTTCTGGATTAAAGCTCCAAGACTTTTCATGCCTAAGTTCATGGGTAAACGTATTGGGATTAGCATTCTTTCCAACCCCGATAATCGTTTTACCTTCAGGCACTCTTTCGCCATCTTGTAAAGCAGAAGAAAAGTCTTTGGTTATTTTGGACGCAACCTGAGTCGGTGTAAGTCCCTTTTCAACCATCGGTCTTGCATTGACGCCGGAATAATAACTATAAGCATCAGGACGCCCAAGCATGTACATTTTCTTTAAGTTCTCAGGCGTAACCAATTCCTGGAACTGACCACCTATTTTCGAACGCAGCAAAGCCTCAATCCCAGGTGACTCTGGAGAACGACCTCTAGCCTGCTCATCAAGCTCTTCAAAGTACCGCCTAGTGTTGGGTGGCATTTAAGATCTCAGTAATAGTTGGAGCGGCGTCTTGGAAGTCTCGACACCGGCTCATCGGTTTCAATGGAGATAAACCCACCCTGCCTAAATCTGAGCAGGGCTTGGGTTGAACTGTCTACCAAGTCATCATGCTCGGCATTCGGGAATGCAGCAAACTCTTCCACCACTTCTTCTGCCCATCGAGTCTGCGGACACCAGACATTGCCGCTAGAGAACAAATCACTCACCGCATTCACTCTCGCCACCTTGTCATTGCCGCGCGAGGGGGTGAACTCCGATACCGGGATACCCATGGCTCGAAGCTCATAGATCAGTGGCGCGCCAGCCGCCTTAGCTTCAACGATAAATGCATCGGGCCTATATTGCTGATACATCTCGTAAGCCTTGCGCTTTAACTCTGGGAACTCCATACGTTCCTTGAAAGCATCCAACAGGATGATATGGGTTCCCATCACCCCCGTCTCAGGCATTGGGTGCTTAAACACACCCCAGGTCGTGCAGGCGGAGAAGTCCGAGGTTTGCTTCTTGGTGAAAGCGGTATCCCAGGACTGAATAATAAAATCACAAACGGGGGGATTCTCTTGCTCCCAGAGCCTCCACCATTCCCGCTTGACTAACGCGCCTTCTTCGGCGGTCGGGTTCTGCTGATACTGCGCTGACCATTTTCCTACAGGCAGTTCTGCCCGAATTGCCTCTAGCTCTTTCAGCGACCAGAACTCCGGCCACAGAGGACTGCCTGAAGGCAATATGGCGGGAAGCTCAATGACCTCCCATTCATCGGTGCCGCCTCGCTCGATGGAGGACTTCAGCACCCTGCCGGTCAGATCCCGCTGATGCCAACGAGTGTTATGACTAACTACGCCATTAGCAATAAAGTTTTCAGTTCTATCAACTTGAACGTCAAAAACTTCTTCATTCCCAGCGTGGCTAATCTTGACTATCGGATCGGTAGTGACGCTGTAAGTACTCAGCGGCATTACGCAAGATGTCTGGAGACTTTCCGTAGCCGACTGCAAGGTTGCAATCGTTGCAGAGTAGTCCCCTGACTTTTCCTGTTTCATGGCAATGATCAATGCAGAGCTTGCCATTCCAATGTGCGCGAGTGTTCTCTTTGCTAGGCACCTTACCGCAAACATCGCATTGATTGTTACGTTCAACAACCATGCTTTCATATTGCTCAAGCGTGATGCCGTAGCGGTGTTTAATTCGCCTTGCCCTATTCTGCTTTGGCGTTGGCTTTTTTGGCGGGTATCGCTTTGAATAGCAGCTTCCGCATAAGCCTTTTGCTTTAGCCGAAAGATCTCCACAGTTTTCGCAAACAAGCCCTTTCCACTTGCCATGATGCCCAAGTGGTCGATATGGGGCTTCAGGGTTTTTTCTGTGGTAGGACTTTTTAGCGGCGCATGGGCCGCAAAGCCCTGGTCTTGTCTTTGCTCTTGATGGCCTTCCGCAACCTTCGTTGCTACAAGTTCCATCCCAACCTTCAGATCTTTTAGTCGAATCCATTTACGCTCTCCAGCAACTTCCACGAGGAACGGATGTCTTTCGTTCGCTCTTAGGATTCTGCCAGATTGCGTTTGTACTTTAAATATCGCATCAACACCATTTGACTGGTGATTCACCACTGTACTGGTGGCGATTTTTCCGTCGTCATAGGTGGCTATTAAATCGCCCGGCTTAATGTTCTTTAAAAGCTTTTCAGCTCCATCAGCCATTAGCACAGGGGTGTCGCCCACCATGCACATGACGACGATGATTGCCCCTCCCGGCTGCAAACGTTGCCGAGGCCCCGAGGTGTACCACTCATAGGTCTTGTTGTAGACCGAGGGATCACCTAAAGCGGCTTCCTGTTCACTATGCGGGTCATCGATGATGAGAAGGTCAGCACCCTTACCCGTCACCGCACCGCCCACACCGATGGCGAAATACTCGCCCTTCTGGTTGGTACTCCAACGCCCTGCAGCCTTGGAATCTTGCTGGAGAGCCACATCGGGGAAGACCTTACGGTAATCCTCCGAAGCCACGAGGTTACGCACCTTACGACCAAAGCCCACTGCCAACTCAGCGGTGTGGGAGCATTGGATGATCTTCTTGTTCGGGTAGTTCCCTAGGAACCACGCAGGAAGCATGTAAGAGGCAAACTCGGATTTAGTGTGGCGAGGCGCGATGTTAATAATCATCCGCTTGCACTCACCCCGAGCTACCTTCTCAAACGCCCGAGACATGATCTGGTGGTGTTCGCCCTCAATGAAGGCAGGCCACATCGTCTTGACGAAAGGCAAGAACTGCCTCTGAGAATGTTCCCGCTGCTTGGCTAATTCCCACTCATCGAAGAGAACTAGAAGCTCAGCCTTCTCCTGGGCAGAGAGGCCCTCCATCATGGATTTCACAGATTCAGAGGAGAACTTAATCAATCTCTTCCCTAGTAAGCCGCGCGCGTTCTACGTAGATCCTACAGGTTCTTAAGTATTACGTGGTACCTACGTAGGTTTACATCCCGAGGACCTTCCGAAAGGTCCGAGGGATAGAACACTACAGGGGGTTCTAGGGGGAGTTACTCCCATTTTGACAGGGTACCCCCACTTGACAAGAAAAACAAGGGGTATTTTGGGGGGGTAAAAAATACGAGAAACCAATGAGTTAGGAGAAAAGATAGCGATATTCAAATGTTACAGCGCGCTGTTACAAAAAAGAGGTCAGGGTATATACAGGCAGTGTATTGACAAAACAGAGTTATCCACAGGTTATCCACAAGTTATCCACAGAATAGTACTGCCCACGGAGAGCGGGGACCCTAGGGACTCCTACGCAAAAAAATAGGGATAGGGGTGAGATAGAATGGGGGTGTTGTAAAAAAGAGACGGGTAGGGGTCGAAAGTAGGGGATCGGATGAGGGGAATAGTGTATGTGTCGCGCGCGGGTACCGTGCGCGCACAAGGGGGGTGGCGGGGTCGGTCGCGCATCGCGGGCCGCGTGTCGCTGACGGGTGGGGTCGATTTCTTTGATATTTCTTTGGGATTTCTTTGGTGTCACCTGGGCGAAGCGCAACCGAATTGCCTTTGTCCACTAGGTGGTCATAACAATGTTATGCAAAAAAATACTGGACATAGGCGAGAATCTGTATATACTTTTGAATACCCTATTCCGTAGCAGTAGGGACGCTGTTTAACAATTCACACGACAAGCACACGGGAATCATTCCCGTGAGCCAATGTCGTTTTTTTCTGGAGTAAAAACGTCATGGAAAAATTGGTTGTCTTTTTCGATAAGCACACTTCCAACGTCAATAGCGGGCAGAAGATCGTCAACGAGATGATGACTGCCGCTAACGTGAAAACTGCCGCAGATGCTGACAAGGTGCGGAATGCGTACCGCAAGCACTTGGACGGATCGATTCATCGGCGGAATGCTGCAAACATAATCGCGGTATTCACGACCCGCATGAATCGATGGATGAAAGCAAACAAGGTAGCGCCGAATGCGCGACAAGGCGGCCGCAAGGCCAAGGCCAAGGCCGCGCCGGTAACGGTAAAGGCCGCGCCGGTAATCGCCAAAGGATCGCCAGCAGCGACGCTTGCCAAGGCAGGCGCTGCTACGCTTCAGGCGATAACGCTAGAATCTCTCGAAACCGGATTGCGCTCGATTCTCTCTAATCGACCGCGCGCCGATATCGTGAGTATTCAAGCGAGATTCAAGGCGCTTTTCGATAACGCACTAAAATCTGCGAAATAGCAGAACGACCCCGAGAGGCTACGGCTCTCGGGGTTTTTTTTCGCCTGCGATTTCCCCCTCATCCTGCGGCTCATCCTCGCCCAGGATTTCCCCCTCCTCGATATCCTCCTGACAGACGCTCGGCTCTACAGACGCTCCCCCGATCCTAGACAGACGCTCGAGCAATTCGCTCTCGATCTCCGCTGACGAACGGCTGACAGACGCCACGTTCACGCTGACGTTCTGCTGACTGCCGCTCTCGATCAGACGGGAGGCTCTCGCCAGTACCGAAAGTGCCGACACCCTCGAAGCCGGTGGGCTTTTCGGATCGCTCGCCTCCTCCTTCAGCCTGTCGAGCGTCCATTGCCTCAAGCCAATCGCCTGCTGAAAAGCCGCCGTCGCGTCCTTCTCCTTCAGTTTCGCCACCTGCCGCTGCACCCTCGCATCGCCCGTCAAGCGCGCCGCCGCAGCCTGTATAGACCTTTTCTTCGGCGTCCCCTGTATCCGATACGCCTCGATGTACGCCTCGCTCGGCCTATGTCCTTTCGCCACAAGTTCGCAGAACTTAAGGGCTTTCGGGGTCAGCGGCCCAAGTCCCTGTGTCACGGGTTCATTACTCGGCATGATTCTTCCCTCGATGCAGGCTAATTGCCAGTTGCCGCTGTTATACACCACTACATCACCACCTATCCACTACGCCCCATTTCCCCATAACATTGTTATGAGAATAAATGTCATAGGTACTTGACATAAGTATATACATATGGGATAATGTTGGTGCGGTAGTGTCGATTGAAATTCTTCTCATAACATTGTTATGGCGGACAACGCACTACCCATACGGATAGGCCTTTGTAGCGCGTGTAGTGAGTTATCGCAGCGTGACGCTCTGGCCTAGAAAGTCGTGGTGGTAGAGCCACGGGGTCGACCGACAATCGACCTAGCCCAGATACGCAAAGTACGGGCGGGTGACGCAGGCCCAATGCTGCGTGGTGAGTCAAAGACGACAAGTCGGCAAAGGTATTGCAGACACAAAAAGGCACTAGGCACCCGATCACGGTCATGCCAAGCCTCTGCAAGTCGGCGCCTCGGGTCTTTGGCTCCAAGAGCCGGTACGGACGGGCAACATACGTCCTGCGACGGTAGGCCATACCCTGCCCGCAATCCCTAGCACTTGATTGCTGCCTAATGGAATTGCGCGTGATTGATGGGCAGGCCGAGTAATCGCATACATCGCTACCCCTGCTAGTAATCCTAGTGGATAGCCTAGGTCGCCCTGCGTTTCGTGAGCGTAGGGCGACCGTGGGTATCTGCTCGATACCGTTTATCCATGGAGTATCGCAATGAATCTTGACAGACAGACTGTGCTTCGATTGCGTCCGCCATCAAGCACCCAACGGGTCATGACCCGCGCCCAAATGAATGGCCGCTCTAACTGGTCGCTTCGCGTGAAGGGCCAGATTGTGACGGTCGGGGATCGCCTGGAGGCGATCCGCCTCTATGACAAGGCAGTCGTTCTCGGTGCTGCCCCGATCCTTATGCACAACGGTTGTGTCCGCGACCGATCCAAGTTCGATTAACCCATAACATTGTTATGGAAGGAGAAAGACTATGGCTCTCAAAGATATAACGGTCGATAACCGTGACAATCCAGACGAGTATTACCCGCCAAGTCCATGGATATCACAAAACACGACTATCAAGAATCGACATGGAGATTTGATAGCCGAGTGCAGCAGCGCGACCGTCCAACACACCATTGCAAACGCTAGGTTGATGGCGGCAGCACCAGAAATGCTTTCCGCCCTGAAGGATGTTGTGTCTGACATCGAGGCTCTCGATGAGGACTCCCGCATCGCTTGGCTGGAAAGCGGAACTCTCGCCTACGTCCTGCACGTTATCAAAAAAGCGACAACAGAGGAGATTGCCAATGCCCCTCATGTATGAAGTCGAGCATTACACCCTCGGCCAGGGATGGATCAACTGCTGGACGACCTACGACGATCATGGCAATCCAGAACCGACACGCTTCCAGACCAGAAAGGAAGCCGCCGATGATCTCAGGCAGTTCCTAGCCGAGTGCATGGTGCATTTCCAGAACGGCGACCTACAGAGTCCCGAGTCACAAGATAACTACAGAATTTCCGCTGTTCATGTGGCAGAGCAGCGCGATCTTTTCGAGTAGCCACATAACATTGTTATGAAGGAGTAAAGACAATGGCTTCG